GCTTTCAATGCCGGAGACAAGGTATATTGGGACTCCGCTAACAGTCGCTTTACTACGGTGGCTACTGACGGTTTCTTCGCAGGTATTGTTACCAAGGCCAAGGATGCTAACAAAGTCGTATGGTTGTGGTTCGCACCTCAACAGCCGGCGTTTGAGCAGGGAGTTGCGGTTGCCGATATTACTACTGATATGTCTGCGGACGCCAATGACAACGAGCTGAAGAACAAAATCAACGAGTTGCTGGCTGCTCTCAGGGCTGCCAACCTGATTGCAACTTAATGAAAATTAGGAGGTGAAATCAAGTGACTAAAATTGTAAGCATTGAAACTCTTAGGGAAGAACGTAGAAAAGGTGAACATCGTGTTGCTGGGTACTATCTACCTCCTAAGAGCCGCGAAGGCCAGGAGAAGATAGTAGAGAGCAAGATCATCAACGGTGAAATGGAGGTCCTCGAGCTCTCCAAGCCCCTCGGAGAAATGATTACTTCTAGTGACGCAGCTGAAGAGCTTTTGAGGAAGGTAACTCTGGACGTTGAGCTAGGTAGAGCTGAAGTTCCTACCGTGTATGGCCCTATTTACGAGACCTTTGTGGATAGAAACTTCCCGAAGGTACTCGACGCTAAGTGGGCTCAGTACGGAGTGGTAGTGTTCCTTGAGCACATTGAGGGTAAAGAAGTTACGTTCGGAGCACTTGCTACGGAGCAGGGTCCGACCGCTAGGATCCAGACTTACGCTGCGGGTTTCGAGTACACGGAGGATATGGTAGAGTACAATCAGAGCTGGGAGCTTGAAATGCTCAACAGAGCATTTGGCGAAGCTTACAACGCTCTACTTAACCACATCCACTTGTACCCAATCCTGATCGGCCCGAATGCTGATTACCGCGACCCCGGGTACGATGCTGTAGGAAATCAGACCGCCGTTGTGTACAAGAAATTCGATGGGTCTGACGGTACTAGCAGTGATTACGACAGAACTCTTACCATTAGAGCTACTTTGAAGCAAGCGCTGAAAGACGCTGCTAACGCAGGTAGGCCTGGTAGCGTTCTGTTAGCTAACTCTGCCAACCAGATTGACCTGGAAGACGCTATGTCGCGTATGGTTATCGGCGGAACGCAGTACCCAGCACTTAGCGGCATCGACACCATCGTCTACTATGACGGTTGGGAAATTCAGGTAGGAAAGAAAACCTACACTTACCAAGGAGTACCTACCAACCGGCTGTACCTGATTAGGCCTCGTCGTGGATTCAAGGAGCTTGTCAAGCACGACCTTATCATCGACGCTTCTCAGGCGGATCTGAGCAGGCTCATTGAATCCCAGATCGTAGGTAGAGCACGTCGCGGAGTATTTGCTGCCGTTCAGGAGAACGTCCAAGAGATCGTCCTACCGTAAGGCGGTGATATAAATGGCAACCGCCGAAGATAGACAATGGTTAAGACGGGCGCTCGATGAAAGGATACCCGAAGGGGGCACTGAGAGCGATACCCGTTTTACCGATGCGGAGCTTAACGAGCTCTTGGATGCAAATCCTAACAAGTATCTAGCTGCTGCTGAGGGCTGGATGCTGAAGGCGGGGTTTCTACAGAGCGAACGGGCTGGCCTTGAGAAGTACAAAGCGGGCGACGAAAGCTACGATTATGTCCGGCTGAAAGACGCCTACGAACATGCGATAAACATGGCGAATTACTACCAAAGGAAAGGGGGCTTAGGCTCTCTGCTGATGACGGCCAAACGTCCTGACGTCTTACATTTGGAGGATGAGTAATATGGATTTAGTACAAGCGCGAAGGCAAGCTACACAATGGAGTATAAACCAAAACCCTACAACTATTACCATCAAGCGTACTCGATATGAAGAGTATAAAGGAGCCCGAAGAAAAGTCGAAGAGTATATCGGCCCTTTGACAGTACGTATTTATCAAGCCCGTCGTAGGGTTTCAGCTAACGAGAGAACGTCAGAAGCTGGATCTATGACGGTAATGGTGTGGGGAATGCTTGCGCCTTACGACGCTGATCTTATGAACGGCCCGAATGTAAGGCAGGAGTTTGAAGTAGAGGGTCTAGGCACCTTCCGGATAACTCAAGTGAAGCCTCAGATAATCAACCAGCAAGTGGTTAGTAAGCAGGCTGAACTAGAGTTGGTGATGTAAAATGCCAGGTTCCGCAGATGTATTCGGCAAACTTACAGCCTGGACAAATCGAAAAGTCGCCGGTCTACATGCGTTGATGAACGGGCCCATTGCTAAGCGGCTACAGGCCGAGGCACAGCAAAATGCTCCGTGGCAAGACCGAACAGGAAACGCCAGACAAGGACTTCACGCGGGTGCATATTTGACTGCGGACATGATAGTCCTGTATCTAGCACATTCAATGGAATACGGGGTGTTCTTGGAAAAGGCTAGAGCTGGTAGATACGCCATTCTAAAGCCTACAATGGACAAGAGCATTCCGATGATCCAGGAAAGCATAAGTCGTTATTGGAATGAGTAGGTGAGAGCATGAGAAGTGCTATCCGAGAAAAGATCATGAACTTAACTGGTCTACAAGTATATGAGCCTCATATGGCTAGCGCCAAGACTTCTAAGCCTTACATTGTAGTGAAGTTCGCTACGGAACGTAGAGATACTGGTATGATGTATGGTTATGTAAAGTCCGTTGAGGTGTGGCCATATGTAGAACCTACTAGCTTCGAAGAGCTCGACGCGTTATTAGACCAGTTAATTCAGGGGTTGCACCGTAGGGATATAGTGACAAGTGACGGCACAATCTTTCAGTTAGAATATCGCGGTAGCATTGGCTCTGAATACTATGACCCTGATTGGGATGCTCTCACTAAGCCCATCGAGTTTACTACCATAGCTATTCATGAAAGGAGGTAAATTGAATGGCTATACTTTCACAGAACAAAAAAGGCTATTTGCGCGGGGTTAGAGGGGTGTTGATCACCGTTCTCAACTCAGATGGAAGTATGCCTGCTAGTCCAACTAAGTACTGGATTGACACCGCTCAAAATGTTAGCGTTGAAGCACAAGTAGCCGAAGGAGAAACTGCAGACCTTCGAGGTGGAGACAAATTCCTAACTCGAGTAGAAGATGAAGACATAGTTGTAGGTGTTGATCTCACATTTACCGATGCCCGTTTTGATGCAGAAGCCACTGTTTATATTGCCGGAGGTTCTCTAATAACAGTAACCGAAGGGGCAGATGAACGGATAATCGGTTGGGAAGCTCCGACTATTGCGGAACAGAACAGTAGAACGCCATTCCAGGCAGAAGTGTATGTGCAGTCGTTTGATGAAAAAGGCGGTAGAGAGGCATATCTCAAGTACACATTCAGATACTGCAAGGGCTACGCTCCAAACATTGAACATGCTGATCAAGAGTGGGGAACTCCGGAGTTTACGATAAAGGCCCGCGAAAATCCAGCTACGGGGGAGAGTGTTTACAAGAAGGAATTCGTAAGCTCCTTGCCTCCTGAAGCGGTCTAAATAGGGAGGGAGTAAAATGAGGTCCGTAACGGCCGAGGGAAAAAGAATTAAGTGTGACCATTGTGAAGAGCTATTCGATCTTCCAGAACCTCAAGAGGAAAAGCTTACTGGTAATCGAATAGGTTACTACTTTAAATGCCCGCATTGTGATCACAAGTATCCGTTTGCGACGATCACCAAAGAGGGGTTGAGGTTGTCAAGAAGACTCCGTAAGCTAAGGGAACAAGGTTTAGGGCATACTAAACGGTACCGGGAGCTACTTCAAAGGTACCAAAGTTATGTCGAAGGGCCTTACGAAGAGGGGGAGGTTTTAAATGAGTGAGGTTATCACCCTGAAAGAAATAGAACAAAAAGCCAAGGGTACGATTGTGGAGATACCTGATTGGGAACCTGGTAAAAAGATTAAGGTTCGCCTGAGAGCGATTGATTTGACTCCTCATTTATTGAAGGCAGGAGTTTTGCCTAATGATTTGAAGGTAACAGCCACTGAAGTCTTTGAAGGTAAACGAGAACCTGGGGAAGCTGTAGATATAGACATCGAGCGAATGATGCCCATTCTAGATGCAGTTGCTAAGGAGGCTCTAGCTGAGCCGAAGTTTGACGAGATACAAAAGCTTTATCCCCTAACGCTAAACCAGAAATTGGCTATTTTGGACTTTGTAATGGGGGAAATTGAAGGGTTGAAATCCTTTCGTGGGCAACCCAGTGATGATGACGGAAATGATAGCGGTGGCCAAAACGTTCGGGGTAAGGCCGAGCTCACTGATTAAAGGTTTGTCCGGTTATGCAGCTTATTGCTTCGACGTGGCGGCTTCGATATATGTGGCTTATCTGCAAGAGGGTAAGAAGCCACTGGAACTAGAGGAAGATGCGACCAAGTGGCTTTAAGAAGGAGGTGACTTAGACATGGCTGAAAACTTAGGTCCGATCTGGGCGGACTTACGTTTGAGATTGTCAAAGTTGAACGAGGACTTAGCACAGGCGAGAACTAAACTTCAAGAAGCCGATAAGACCCTCATGGCCTTTGGAAAGAGGTTTGAAGAAACAGGTAAAAGGGTAAGCAAAGTTGGCAAAGACCTTACCACAAAAGTTACAGGGCCTATAGTTGGTTTAGGGGCGGCTTCTGTAATGACCGTTGCTAAGTTCGATGAGGCTATGTCTAAAGTCGCCGCAGTTAGCGGCGCCACAGGTGAACAGCTGGCTAAACTACGTGAGCAAGCCAAAGAGCTCGGGGCTACCACACAGTTCTCGGCAAGCGAAGCTGCTGCGGGTATGGAATTTCTGGCTCGTGCAGGTTTTGAGGTCGATGAAATTTATTCAGCGATGCCCGGTATGTTAAATCTTGCTGCTGCAGGTGCATTGGATCTCGGAAGAGCTGCGGACATCACTTCGAATATTATGTCCGGGTTTAGTATGGAAGCGTCTGAGGCTACCCGGGTTGCTGATGTGTTAGCAAAAACTGCCGCATCCGCTAACACTGACGTAGAACAAATGGGTGAAGCAATGAAATACGTTGCTCCTGTTGCCGCAGGTTTGGGTATAAGCTTAGAAGAAACCGCTGCGGCTATTGGTATTTTAGGAGACGCGGGTATCCAGGCGTCTATGGCTGGAACTACACTAAGACGAGGTCTGTTAAACCTGTCTGCTCCTACGGATAGCGCCGCTGCTGTTATGGAGGAACTCGGCCTTCAGGTGTTCGACGCTGAGGGTAAGATGAGACCTCTACGCGAAATAATCGCACAACTCGAAGAGGGTATGAAGGGATATACCGAGCAACAGAAAACTGCTGCTTTGTCAACGTTGTTCGGAGCTGAAGCCGTTTCCGGTTGGATGGCTTTGTTGCAAAGGGGCTCCGAGGACCTGGCTAACTTTACCACAGAATTAGAAAATTCGTCAGGCACTTCCGAAGAAATGGCTAAGATCATGATGGACAACTTGTCCGGGGCTTTTAAGGAATTAAAGTCGGCCTTGGAAGGTGCTGCAATCGCGTTCGGTGAAGTGCTTGAGCCCATTGTTAGGAAAGTGTCTGAACGCATTACGGAGTTGGTAAGATGGTTTACAGGTCTGGATGAACAGACTAAAAAGACCATCGTAACCATTGCGGCTATAGCTGCCGCTATTGGACCTGTGATATTCATCGCAGGTAAGTTAATAACGACTATCGGTTCCTTGATTAAAATTGCGAGTTTATTAGGTAAAGGTTTGATATTCCTTGCGACGAACCCGATAGGTTGGGTTATTCTTGCAATCGGTGCTCTTATTGCTATTGGCCATCTGCTTTACAAGAACTGGGATAAAATAAAAGCGAAAGCAGCTAAAGTATGGAAAGCTGTAATAGGTTGGTTTGTTCGTACAAAACAAGCTGCAATTGAGAACTGGGATAAAATAAAAACAAAGGCGGCTGAAGTGTGGAAGGCTATCGTTGACTGGTTCTCTCGTACTAAACAAGCTGCAATTGATTTGGGTCGAGGTATAGTGAACGGACTTATCTCCGTTGTAAAGCAACTGCCTCGAAAAGTATGGGAAATTCTTATGAACGTAAAGAGCAAAATTACAGGTGCAGCTGGAAGGCTTTGGGCCTCGGCAAAGCGCGCGGCGAGCAGTATTTGGGATGGTTTCAAGCGCGGTTTAGGCATCAGCTCGCCGTCATATATTGAAGAAGCGTTAGATAGAATTATGAAAGCGTCTCGAAGCACCGTTTCCCAGTTGCACGGTGACTTCGAGCGGCTTAGTCGGTTAACTGTACAGCCCCAAGTTGCATCTGTTGTAGCAGGGACTCCGGTTGCAACATCAGGTTTAGGTACAATTACAGACGGGTTGCAGTCACTGGTCAAAATAGAAAAGATGGAAGTTAGGAGAGATGAAGATATTCAACTGATTAGTCGGGAGCTATATCGTTTAATTCAGAACAACTCTCGAGGAAGGGGATTAACGTTACCTCTCCGCGATCTTTAAAAAGCAGGAGGTGAAGTAATGTCGGGTGGCTTTACTTTGGGTAGTAAGACAGCGTCTGAACTTAATATCGAACTCTTGCGAAGTACTCAACGTAGAATTCTCCCAGATACACGGGATATTGTACTAACTATCCCGGGCCGGCCTGGAGCCTACGACTTCGGTGGGGAATTTGGGCCTCGATTGATTGAGTTAGAGTGTGTATTTCTAGGCACAGCCTCGTCGGCAGGGCTTCAGGCCCTCGCACGAAATCTCGCGACACATTTGATTGATATCTATGGAAAACCAAAAACGCTCAAACTCGTGTTTGATGATGAGCCGGACAAATACTACAATGTTCGATACACTGGTTCTCTTTCAATGCAGCAGATCGTTAAGGCGGGACGTTTTACTTTACCTCTTGTGGCGTATGACCCCTTTGCATATAGTGTTGATGAAGTCTCTTGGGCAGGTGTAATCGCAAGTGGTACATCGATAACTTTGACAAATCCAGGAACAGCGGCGGCGCCTGTCCGTTTTAGACTTGTTGGTAGCGGAGAAGGACTATATGAGCTTTATCCGGCACTCTCTCTAGGTGTTTGTCCCGACATTGCGTTATCTGCAAATAGTAATCCGCGTATTGTAATAAATGATGAGCTTCAACTAATGTATAATGGAGTTTTAGATGTAGATGATGAATTAGTTGTAGACACCGGTACATTTACCGCTACAAAAAATGGCCAAAGTGTTGTAGGTG